AAAGGGGCAGCCTTATACCGTTCACCATAGAACGATTCGCCAGCAATTATGGCAGACCATGCGGATCAAACGCGGAGATTTTACCATGCCCGAATTGATGATTACGGTTCCGGGCGCTGCCAAAGATAACGTCAAGAAATTTGTGAAGCGCCTTGCTATGCACGGAATCATCCACGAGAAGGGGCATTATGTGGGTGGGCGTCCTGGAGAGTTTAAGCGCTTCCGCTTGGGAATTGATACCGGGCCGACTCTTCCGTGCAAGTGTCCGAATTGCCGGAAATGCCTGACGGCTGTGGGTTGTCAGAAGGGGAAACCATGAAGGCCGGTTTAATAGGCAACAGGGAAAAAGCGATCATTCATATTGCCAAGCATCAATTGGGCATGGCTGAAGATGAATATCGGGCCGCACTGTTAAAAGTCGGCGTGGCGTCGTCTAAAAGCCTGACTTTTCCCCAATACGAGGAACTCCTACAAAAGCTCAAATCGGACGGATTTGTTCTTAGGAGCAGGCAAAAAAGCTATGGCCATAATCCGACAGCATCATGGGATAGAACGCCACTATTGAAGAAAATAACGGCCTTGCTGGCGGGGATGGAACTGTCATGGAACTATGCCGACGGTATAGCACAAAAGATGTTCAAGGTAGACAGAGTGGTTTGGTGTTTGCCGGAGCAGCTTCACAGCATCGTGGCGGCTCTGGAATATAAACGGCGAAGGATGAACTAAAACAAAGGAGGGAGCTATGCAAAAAGACGAATCGATGAAATGGCCCTTTAAAAAGGAAGAATTACGGGACAACGTGATTGAGTGGGCAGCCAAAATAAAGGCCCTGGGCGATGCGTGGGGGGCATTGTCATGGCATGTAAATCTATATGATGGCGATCGTGACGCGCTTGCCCGCTGCGGGGAATATCTCGGCATGATCCTCATGGACTATGCCGGGTTGATCGAAGATGTCATAACCGAGAATTGGGATTGTTTCGTAGATACTGACCAAAATATCATGTTTCCGTTAGCCAGGTGTCAAGAGGTTTGCGATTTCATCGGTAAGACTCGCCAGATCGGGGATTTGACTGCAATCGATTCCCAATTGGCAGCACTTACCTCTTTCTTGGAAGACACGGTCCTGCCTGCCATGCGCCTAAAACACAGTTTCGAAGATATGAAAAATGAGATTATCGCCCAACATAAAAACGCTCCCGTTGCCAAAGCAGAAACGACAGCGGCATAGCGTTGTGAGGTAGCCCTGGATAGGTTGGCCGCCGAAGAGATGGGATTCCCTCCCCGTCCTGCCAGGGTAATATCAAAATGAGGGATAACCGGGAGGGGGGTTGCGTGCGGACCGGCACGGGCTCCCCTTTTGTTTTAGGAGGTTGGCATGCCCAAAATAAAATGCAAAGTCGATATCAAAGATTTGGAAAAATTAATGAAAGATTATCCCGAAGCTTCGAATAAGGCCACAATCTCACGGGTCACAGAAATGACAAATTTTCTTGAAAGAGTAATTAAATTTAAAACCCCTGAAGGAGTGGGGCCTACACATTTACGAGACACCATTTTTCATAAAGTTGAGTATGGCACACCGATAAGAGGTCTTATCGGAACACCGGTGGAATATGGTGAGGCGGTCGAATATGGGACTAAGCCTCACATGCCGCCGCGAAGACCAATCATTTATTGGGTATCTAAAAGGCTACACTTATCGGGTCGTGAACTCCGTGAAGCCGTTCGAAATATTTGTTGGCATATTTACCAGCATGGCACTAAAGGCGCTCACATGTTTGAAAATGGCTTTAATGAAAACAAAGATTTTATCACGAAGACGTTTGAAAAGATCCCAGATGATATCGTTAAAAGTTTAAAAAAATAAAATCTCAAAGAAAGGAGTAGCAACATGAACACGGAAAATAAGGACAAGGCGTTGCTCGAAGAGGCCCTTAAGGTCTACGAGATCCCCCAGCAGTGGGTTTTTGCAAGCCGTGTTGACAAAGAAAAAGACACGGTCATCATCGTCACTAATGGCGGGAAAAAGGTCATCCATAAACGCGGCGAGGCGGCAAAGTTCAAGCTGAAGGAGGAGGAGATCTCCGGGTTCCTCCCCAAGCGGGAAATGTTTTTCTCGGATCGGCTGAATCAGTCGATCACAAAAGACGAACTTACAAAAAGGTAAAAAGAAGAAAAAAGGAGGATAAAAAACCATGAACGGAGAGCAACTTTTTCAGTTTCATTCGGTATTGGGGACGAGGAAAGCGACCATCCCTGAGAGGGTTGAGGTGGGAATGGGCGAATTTGAAAAGTGCCAAATGGCTTTGATAATGCTCATGAACCCAAAGGTGAACGTGCGGGGGATAAGCCCATTTGACAGCCTGGCAAATGCATATGTGTATTTAACGGGGGATGAGGATATGTCCGGCTTTTTCAGGCCGAACCGCGTCTCTCCAGGGCTTCGATCAACCCAGGACTTCAATTCCAACAGTTTCACCTTCGCGCTGATGAACGCCATGAATGTCTACCTCTCCATGACGTTCAAGGATTTCCCGTATCATGAAGAAATTTTCATTTCCAAAAAAATCCCAGTAAAGGATTTCAGGGCGATCACGGCAGTACAGCTCGGGTCTTTCGGCGAACTGCCGGACGTTGACCCGGAAGCCGGAGATTATCAGAGCCTCGGGCCTTATACCGACACTTCCGCTGAATATCGGCTGGGGCAGAAAGGCGCAATTGTCTGGGTAACGAGAAAAACTGTTATCAATGACGGGGTCGGCGTTATCCAGGACACGGTGAAAAAAATGGCAAGGTCGGCTCGGCTTGCCCATGCGAAATATGTATGGCGATTCTACATTGCCAACGCTCTTTGCCCTGATGGCACTGCTTGGTTCACTGGCGGTCATGGAAATCTCGGTAGTAGCGCCTTGGACATCACCCCACTGGTTACGGGTATCACGGCCCTTGCCAATATGACAGAGCCGGCGCCTTCCGGCGAAAAGATCGGCCTCGATCTCGCCACCTTCAACTGGAATTTGGTTGTTCCCATAGCGCTGTGGGATTTGGCCGTCAAAAAAAATCTGCCTGAAGGTGCCTATTTTGTGGCAAACGACCTGACGACTAAGGTGCCGAACCCCTGCCAAAAGCTCTTCGGTGAACGCAGTGAGCGGATTATAACATGCCCTTTTCTGACGGACGTGAACGACTGGGGAATCATAAGAGACAAATCAGACGTTCCAATGGTGGAAATGGCCTACATGAACGGCCGCGAAGAGCCGGAATTGCTCCCCGAGTGGATTCCGCCAACTTCTGAAGTTAACACCCAAGCGGCACCGATGTTCACCTTCAAGGATGATAAGCTCGGCTTCAAAGTGCGCCACGAGTACGGTGGCACCCTGGCTGGTTATCAGGGGGGGTATAAATCCATTGTTGCCCCATAGAATTGATACGCGGCAATATGACGCAAACGAATTAGGCGGGATGGCCTCCGGGCTTGGGGGTGCCTGCGTTTGATGCCCGCCAGGTGTTCACCACACCCTTCATACGTCAAACGCTAACCCCTTTATTTGGTGGGGGGACCGTCATGCCCCCCGCCAAATACCAAAAGGATCATGTAAGACTGTGGCTCATCCTATATGTGGGAAATGTCATTCGGTGGGAGTTTATAAGGATTATGATGCGGCGGGTCAACCGGTTATTGCCTGTCTTATATGCGGGAACCGGTTTCCGGGGGGCAAGGAGGGCTTTTATATGAGTGGATGCGTGAGTCAGACAGAAAAAGAAAAGAAGGACGGAACGGAATCAATAGGAGAGATCGCGCACACTCCCCGAAAGTTGTGTGCAACGTGTGGGAATAAACCAACCATATCAGACAGTTCTCCGTATTGCCCTTCTTGCATGAACAAGCGATCCAGGGAATCCCAAAAGAACAAAACAGCCTCTGTAAGATTGCAGCGGAAGAAACCGAAGAAAGACACGACCCGATATGAGAAAACGCCTACAATCGAAAATACGGCGGTCAATATCGACTTCGGCGAGCATCCTTTGATCCTTAAGCGGGTCCGGGATCTGGCCGATCAGGAAATCAGACCGCTTGAATTGCAAATCATATACCTTTTAAAGCGTCATTTTGATAATGAGAGGACATTGCCGAAGGAGGTTTGAAGGATAATTATCGACTAAATTGGCTATGGAAATCCTGACGTTTTTGGCAGTTAGCGAAAAACGACAGGATTTTTGCGCCTTGCGGTCTTCTAATAAATGTTCTCACCTATTTCGTTTTTTTGTCGCAAACCATGTGTCTTTTTGTCGCAAATCATATGTCTTCTTACA